GGCTTACAGGCGTGGAATTGCCCCCCGTAGACTCCCCTAGAAGGCGCGAATTTTCGTACACAAACGCACAGCCTTCAGTAATAACGCCTTCAATTCTGCCTTCGCGCAACCACTTCAAAATTGTGCGCGTTGTTGGCGCTGAATCATCGGTAAAGTTTTGCTTTGCCCACTCACTTGCGCGCATTAGTTTTGCTTTCATTTTGCGCCCTCACTTTTCAGATAATCAGGCTTGGTTGTTACGCTGTAATTCACCAAAAACTTTGCCAATAATTCAGCACTTGGAAAGCCGTCAGTAACAAGCATAATTTGCCGAGTAATTTTCCCGTTAATTCTAACCGTCAGACGGCTATTTACTTTGTGAATCTGGTTCATTATCTGGCCTGCAAAACCTATCAGAATATCCAAGTGAAAGTAGTTCATGGCGAACGGCTTTTAATTGCGAGTCTATTGCATCCTGCTTGCGCACTGCATCACTTCCATGCAGCACATAATTTATTCCGTGCCGGTTCATATCCCACAAATCATTTCTTTGTCGAAGTAGTTGGGCAATGCGTTCTTGTGCGTCAGTCACGCAATCGCCCCCCTGTGGTTTTCTTGGCTAGGTCTACATCGGGATCACCAATAATCCGCTTGTCAGCGCACACGGAAATTTCAAGGCTTGAGTAGTGGGAATCAGCGCGACCATTCCAGAATGTTTTGCCTGTTAACTGGTTAACGTATTCAATCGCGTTTTCTTCCACATCCACGGATTTCACCAGCGCCCAATTCTGTAGCAGTGACGGAATGTAAACATGGTTAGGGCAAGCGCGGTGTTGGTCTTCAGTTGGCAGCACATTGCCAAAGTATTTGCATTCCCATGAACCTTTATCCCCGTACAGGTAAGGATCAATATGAATGCAGGAACGGCATGTAACCATGGGTGCATCCGTGCCATGGCAAAAGCCAGCATTTCCACACATGTGCTTACAAAGGAAGTAATCTTTATCCGTTGCGCTGTGCCTTGGTGTGCAAATCCCTGCCGTGTTCTGGATTGTGGTGCGTTCGTACAGATATTGCCGTGCGACAACCGGCACTTGATACCGTCAGGAAGTGGCGCTTTGTTTTGGATGATCGCATGTAATAAACGGCTTGATCATAGTATTGCGGATTCCAGTTCTGTAGCGCCGTTTCTTCGCACTCATTAACCAGCCTTTCCAGTTTGTTTTTGCTGGCATCATCCACGCTTTTATGTTCCCAAACGTGCCAAGTGTTAGGCGCTTCCAGTAAGCCTATAATCATGCCGTCCACATGACCGCGCACATGCCCGTTTACATCGGTAAAGCCTATCTGCTTTCCTGTAACTTCATTTGTGGTAAGGAGGGTTACCCCTGCCACCAGCTTTAGGCGTTTAGCCATTACGTCTTCACTAAAAAAACCGTCTTCAAATTTGCGTAGCGTGGCAGCTTTGAAAAAAGGCTGTGCAGTAAAACGTAAATCAAGCCAAAGGCGCCGATGGCAGGGAAACCCTATTGCTGACATACCCAAGTAAGGCCGCATACTTCTTTCCTGTGCGGCTTCCATGGCTGGATCAATGGCTTCCAGTGTGGGGTATCTATGTTCTAGATTGAGCTTTGCCATTTGTTCACCCCGCACAAACCAAAGGAATGCCCTGCATGTACATGGTGCCGTCATAACGCACACCACGCTGCTTGCAGTTTTCTTTTGCTAGGCGTTCCAGTTGCTTGTAATCATCCAAGTAAACCGTAATGCGTTCAGGTTCAATGCCCTTCATTGATTTGTAACTATCAATGTAAATGCGGCAAGCGGTAAGGACGCGCTTGGTTTTTTGTGTGGTGTTCAAACGGCTTAACTCCATGTGGCGCCTCAAAAAGCAATATCATCATCGGGAAATTGTGGTGCTTGCTGTGGCACAGGGCGTTGCTGCCCCGCACTACTGTAGGGGCGCATATCGTCCACAGTGTTATAGGAACCGTCCGGCTTGATATAGATTTCCAGCTTCTTGCTGTGCAGGATCATGGTATCCCGCAGCGGGGAAGGCACGTTTACGCACTGCATAAGCTTTGCCAGTTGGCGCAATCCGATTTCCTGCGCCTTGGGTGTGCTGTGCTGGTAATTGATCCACTGCAATACTTTCTCACCGCTTAACGCGCCGGATGCAATCAGGTATTCCACCTTGATAAAGCGCCCATTGCCCTTGCTGTTTTCGTTTTCGTCAGTATCGGCAATAAGTACCTGATACCAGCCTTCCGGTATTTGTGAAAAGCCTGTGGCGTTTGGATCAATGCCGCTTGTGTCGATTGGTGTATAAAGTTGTGCCATGGTTTTATGCCTCGCTGGTGGGTTTGTTTTTCATTGCGTTAATAAGTGCCTGCCATTCAAACGGCAATTCCAAAGGAAGGCCGTAGCGGTTCTTTGCCGTGTATGCTGGTGATCCCACTGCATACATAACCCGTTCGCCTGTGGATACAGGCCGCGCACGTTTGGCGCCAAAACCAGCGTCTTCCGTGCGCACAATCATTTTTTCCGTGGCGTACAGGATCACATCACAAAATTCTTCAAGCAGTGCGCCTGTACGCTTGTTCATTTTCAGGCCGTGGGCATCGAAGGCTGGTTGCATGGGGTCTTCCACGCGCTTTACTTGTGAATGCGCTGTGAAGCACACAAACATGCCTTTGTTGTCGCGCAGGTTTACCAGCTTGGCAATTACTTCACCAAACAGCATTGCTGCTTCCGTGTAACCGGCGCCAAACCCCAGCGCGTCAGCGGAATCAATCACCACAGTTTTGAAATCGTGTTCGCCTTCCAAGGCGGCAAGGCATTCCATGAAAGCGGTGAAGGACTGGCACAGGGGGAAGTGCGACACTTCACGCTTACCGAGGCCGTCTTCAGTCAGGATAAAAATAGGGTTAGGGGAGTGCATGAAAAATTCGGTCTTGCCTATGCCTGCATCCCCGTAAACGGTAATGCGTGGCGGGTGCAGTGTTTGTTTGCGGATTTGTTCGAGTGAGATAGCCATGGCCTTTCCCTTTTGTGTGGGAAAGCAAACCTAAAATAAACTGCATTCAGCGACAATCGTTTTCTGCTTAATGTGAACAGAACGGTAATGTAGTGCAGTTTTTGTAATACGTTTTCGTGGGTTTTTTGTCTTACGTTTTTTGTATTGCGTTTTTTGTATTACGTTTTCGTGCGGTTTTGTAAGACATTCTTTACCTTGCGCCCACACGGTTGCGGCATTAGATTTGCGGCAGCGTAGCGGCTGGCAGCACCCCATGGTGCCGATATGAATAAATCCACAAATGAATATCACCTTTTGCCTAATGGTCATGCGAGAACGCCCAAGGCGCGCAATGTGATCAAGGTTATAAACATGTTCGGCGGGGTAAATAACCTTGCCAAGATACTGAACAGGCAACCGTGCAGCATTTACAAGTGGACTCACAGCATACCGGCTGAAGATGCGTGGTCTTTGCTGGCCTATTCCATGCGCAACAATATCCCGATCACGTTGCAGGACTTCCGGCCTGAACTGGATTTCAAGCCACGCCTTCCCCCTGATACAGCGGAACGTCCCAAGGTAAGCAAGCTGGCTTCTATCCTTCCCCACGTTCAACAGTAGGGGCGCGCCATGGATTACTTACTGATCCCCACGGAATTGCGGGAACTGGCGCAATGGGTTAATTACAAACTGGTAGAACGTGATGGAAAAAATACGAAGGTTCCTTTTTGCTCTTTGGATGGTAGCCGCAAGGCTTCAAGCGTGGATAAAGCCACATGGTCAACTTTTGATGATGCTGTGCGCGCTTTGTGTGAGCATGACGGTTTGGGGTTTGTATTCTGGCGAGGCTACACCGGCATTGATATGGATAATTGTTTTGTTAACGGTGTGCTTGCGGATTGGGCGCGGCAGATAGTAGACACGTTCAATTCGTACACGGAAATTTCCCCCAGCGGCAACGGGCTGCACATAATCGTAAAAGGAATGATCCCAGCGGTTAAGGGTGCAAGGAAAGGCGGCATTGAAATGTATTCCCGCGCTAGGTTCTTCACCATGACGGGAAACATTTTTGAAGGGCGCGACACGATTACAGAAAACGAAAAAGGAATTGCTGATCTTTACTGGCAACTTGCAGGTAATCCGGGGCTTCCAAAAAATCCAGGGACTCCAGAAACCCCTATAAATCCAGTACAAAACGAACAGCGCGCTGATTGCAAGGAAAGGCTTGAAGCGTTATTGCAGGAAAGCGCGTACTTCAGAAACGTGTGGTTCCACCGTAATAATCTTGAATCACAATCCGATTACGATTTGCAAATAACCATTGAAGCCATGGATGCGGGATTCAGTGATGGGGAATGTGTTGCGCTGGTTTTCCACAACAGGACGCTATTCGGCAAGAACCCTTCCAAGGCCATGCGCGGCGATTACCAGCAAAGCACATTGCAGAAAGCGCGGGAGTTGATAGCACAAAGGCCAAGGGCGCCACAGCTTACCGTGGTGGAAAGCACACCCTTGTTTACGCCAGTGCAAACCGTCCTTGCCACGCAAACCGTGCAGCAATGGCGTATCAAGCATTACCTGCCACAAGCGGGGATTGTGTGGCTTGCGGGTGAGTGGTCAACACTGAAAACCTTTCTTGCCCTTCATATCAGCTTGCACGTTGCCACAGGCTGCGAGTGGTGCGGCAAACCCGTGAAGGCTGGCAAGGTGGTGTATCTGGCGGGGGAGGGTAATGCAGGGCTTGCGCAGCGTATCCGTGGCCTGCAAATCCACAGTGGTATTGAATTTCCCCCTGATTCCATGGTGATCAGTGAACGGGCGGTGATGGTGAATGAACCCAAGGACGGCATGCGGCTATCCGCTGACCTGTTGGCGAACCATGCGGGGCTTGCCGTGCTGGTGGTTGATACCAAGAGCGCAAACATGCACGGGAGCGATAGCGACCCGCAAACCATGAACGATTACATAAACACCCTGCGCACGATCCAGACACAGCACCAGTGCCTTGTGCTGGTAATTGACCACGTTGGACACATGAGCAAGGACAGGCCACGGGGAGCCAGCCAGCAAATGGGGGCAGCGGATGCCGTTTACATGGTGGAACGTGTGGAAGGGATGGGAGGCAGGGAATCGCCTGTTATCCGGCTGCGCACTGAAAAAGACCCCAAGGATTTTACCCGCCCCCCTGAACTGCTATTCCAAGGCCACCAGATAACGCTGGGCGCCGATGAAGACGGTGATCCCATAACCACGCTGGCCTTGTCCCCTGTAATTGATCCTGTGGGCTTACAGGAGGCTTCACAGGCGCGCCAGACGATACCGGAAGGCTGGGACAAGCCTTTAGCGCGTCAGGCCGTTGCTGTGGCGTTACAGGAGGCCGCAGGGCAGGCAAGGCGCTTGGT